CGCGCGTATTGACGGAGCCGGATCTGCTAATTTTGGCCGACGCTTGCAATTATTGGGGACACATTCAAACCCTATGGGCCAGCGGTGAAGCACCAAAGGCGTCAGATATGACTCAGTATCGGATGCTGTTTGCCGAGTACGGATTGACGCCAGCGAGCCGGGGCAATGTTGCAACCGGGGCGGCTGACATAGCTGATGACTTTTTTGAGGGTCCGAAGTTGGACAAATGAATCACGGCGACCACGCTTGCGCGTTCTTCGGGCGCTACCTGACCCATGTTAAAGGCGAATGGGCAGGTCAGCCGCTAGAGCTTCAGGATTGGGCCTATGATGACATCATCAGGCCCATTTTCGGCACGATTAGAGACGGTGTGCGCCAATACCGCAGGGCGTATATCGAAGTGCCACGCAAGAACGCGAAAAGCACGATAGCGTCAGGTGTCGCGCTGTATATGCTGTTGGCCGATAACGAGCCAGGGGCCGAGGTTTATAGTTGCGCCGCTGACAGAGAGCAGGCGCGTATCGTGTTTGATATGGCGAAGGGCATGGTGGAGGCGAGCCCCGAGCTATCGAAACGGTGCAAGGTGGTACGAAACGCGATCACCGTCCCGGCTACTGGCAGCACATACAAAGCACTGAGCGCCGATGCGTTTACCAAACACGGACTCAACGCGCACGGTGTTGTATTCGATGAGCTCCACGCGCAAAAGAACCGCGAACTGTGGGACGTGATGGCTACGTCGATGGGATCAAGGCGGCAACCGCTGATGTTTGCGATCACCACAGCGGGCACCTATGACCCTCATTCGATTTGTTGGGAGATTCACGATTACGCGATCAAGGTCCGTGACGGCATTATCGACGATGACACGTTCCTGCCGGTTGTGTACGGAGCCGACAAGGAGGACGATTGGACAGACCCGAAGGTATGGGCGAAGGCTAATCCCGGTTTAGGCGTCACGGTCAAATATGAGTATCTCGAACGTGAGTGCTTGCGGGCAAAAGAGATCCCAGCGGCGCAAAATACATTCAGGCGCTTGCACCTTGACCAGTGGACCGAGCAGGACACGCGCTGGCTGGACATGGACGTGTGGGACGCCAACGGAGACTCGTTTGATATTGACGGCTTGCAGGGGCGCGAATGTTACATCGGTTTGGATTTAGCGAATACGACTGACATAGCGGCGGCGGCTTGCGTGTTCCCGCCAGTAGAGGAAGGCGAGAAGTTCAAAGTGCGAATGTTGTTTTGGGTGCCGTCCGACAACATCCTGCAGCGTGCCAAACGTGACAGGGTGCCGTATGACGTGTGGGCGCGTGAGGGTTGGATTACCACAACGGACGGCAATGTTATAGATTACTCAGCAATACGTCGAGACATTAACGAGCTCCCGTATCAGATTAGAGAGATAGCAATTGATCGGTGGAACGCGACACAACTTGCGACCCAGCTTGGCGAAGATGACGGGCTCAATGTTTTCCTCATGGGGCAGGGGTTTGTCTCAATGGCTGCACCGACTAAGGAGCTCGAAAGGGTGCTAGTCGGTCGGGAAATGGCGCACGGTGGGAATCCCGTGTTGAAGTGGATGGCGTCAAACGTCGCCGTCCGGCAAGATCCTGCGGGCAACCTGAAACCAGACAAAGGCAAGAGCACGGAAAAGATTGACGGCATCGTGGCTCTCGTGATGGGATTGGGCCGCGCCGCGCTGATGCTTGGCCCGAAGGTCAGCAAATACGAAACTGACGATCTGTTAGTCCTATGAGGTTCGATCTCCAAGACTTGCATATTTATGGGGGCTTACTGGTGGCTGCGGTTGGCGCGGGCGCTTACGATTGGCGGGTAGGTTTGGTGCTTGGGGGCACCTACCTTGCTTTCATCGGGCTTAGTGCCCGAGAGGCTAGGTGATAAGTGGGAATCTTTGCCCGAATGTCGGTCCGCTCCAACGCGCTAGAGAATCCGCACACGCCAATAGGCGACGGTATTCGGACGTGGTACGACGTGTTCGGCTCCGGTGGGCCTACCAACGCGGGAACGCGGGTCAACGAGGCGTCGGCGCTCACGCTTGCCGCTGTATATGCCGCTACTCAAACCATATCAGCCGACATCGGCTCTATGCCGATCAAGGTATACCAGCACGGATCGGGCGACACGCGCGCGGAAGTTCGCACGCATCCACTGTGGGATGTGCTGCGGAACGCGCCGAACCCCGAAATGTCAGCTATCGCATACCGTGAAGCGGGCACGGGGCACCAGCTACTCCACGGCAACAAGTATTCGGAGATCATACGCAACGGGCGCGGGCAGGTAGCCGAATTGTGGGCTATCGCACCGGGGCGCGTAGAACCGCGTAGGGTAGAGGGCGTTCTGCACTACCTCGTAGACGGGGCGAATCTTGTGCCAGCGGACCGAATCCTGAACGTGCCTGGGCTGGGTTCCGATGGCATCATCGGGTGGTCTGTGTTGCAGAACGCGCGCGAATCGCTCGGGCTGTCGCTCGCTACGGATGAATACGGCGCGCGCTTTTTTTCTAATGGCTCGCGGCCCGCTGGAATCCTGACAACGCCGGAGAACCTATCCAAAGAAGCCGCCAAGAAACTGAAGGCCCGATGGCAGGCGGCACAGGGCGGCGGTTCCAACGCTCACCGCGTAGCGGTGCTTGAGGACGGCGTTACGTGGCAACAGATCGGGCTGTCTGCCGAAGATAGTCAGTTTTTGGACACACGCCAATTTCAGGTCCGCGAGGTTGCCCGCTTCTTCAATATCGCGCCGCATTTGATCGGTGATATGTCGGATGCGACGTTCAGCAACATTGAAGAACAGTCGATTGACCATATGCGCCGCACGCTCAACCCGTGGCTGGTGCGTGATGAACAGGCGATGAACCGCCAATTGCTTACAAGCGCCGAACGCGCTGATGGCTTGTTTGTCGAGTATGTACGCGAGGGCATTTTACGCGGTGACGTAGCGAAGCGCGGCGATTGGTACATGACTCGTATGCAGACGGGATCAATGACGCCAAACGAGATCCGCGCGAAAGAGAACCAGAACCCCCTACCGGGAGGTGATGAAGCTTGGATGCCGGTGAACATGATTCCGGTAAGCGTGGCGGCTGAGATGTCCACAGAGCAACGGCTGGCGCTGATCGCTGCGGAACACGGTGTAGGGCTAAATGGTGGCATGATGGTGCGTCCTGAGTACGCCGACGATGAGCACCGGCGATTAGTTGAGCGCGCCCAAACGTACGAACGCAGGGACCACACGCAACGTATGGGGCTACGCTCCTCGTTTGCGCCGCTGTTCCTGGACACATCTAACCGCATGGTACGCGGCGAGCTCCGCAACGTCCGAAGGGCCAACGAACGCATGGACGCGGGAGCGTTCGCCGCGTGGCTTGACGATTATTATTTCAACGATCACCCGACGTTTATGCGGTCGCTGTGGTCGCCAGTGTTCCGTTCATATGGTGAAGCGGTAGCGAGCGCGGCGGCTGACGAGATCGGGGGCGAAGCGCCCGACGTGTCGGAGTTCGTAGAAATGCACACGGAAACATTTACAGCCCGATATTCAGCGTCGAGCCGTATGCAGTTGAAAGGCATTGTGCGCGAATCCGAGGAAGTCAGGGCCGACGTTGAGACACGGTTGACGGAATGGGATGAAGGGAACGGCAAGCTGACGCGCGCGGAGCAGTACGCGCAATCGGAGCCGGTACAGATCGGCAACGGCATTGCGAAACTTGTATTCTCACTCGCTGGGTTCGCGGCGATCTGGCGCACGGTTGGCGATTCGTGCCCTTACTGCGTGGGGCTCAACGGCAAGACGGCATCTGGCGCGGAATCGTTCATTAATGAGGGCCAGGAGTTCCAACCGGACGGAGCCGATGCTCCGTTGGTGCCGAAGCGGAATGTCGGCTACCCGCCAGCGCATAAGGGTTGCAACTGCACGGTGACACATCAGTAGGTAAAAAGTGAAGCGCCAAGCTGGGAGGCAATGGTGGAGATTTTGGCGATCATCCCCGCCCGCAAGGGTAGCAAGGGAATTAAGAACAAAAATTTACGCAAGGTTGGGGGCGTGCCGCTGGTCGAGCGCGCGGTACACGCGGCGTTGGCGTCTGATGTCACACGAATAGTTGTGTCCACAGATTGCCCTAAGACGCGCGAGTTGCTTAGGGACTACCGCAGCAGCTACGCCATAGACATCGTGGAGCGTCCCGAGACGTTAGCGGGCGACCGTGCAAGCGTAGAGGACGTTGAGCGGCACGTTATAGATGAAGTCGGGGCACCGGATATGATTGTGCGCCTATTTTCGACGTGCCCGTTCCGTGACCCTCACGACATCAATGCGTGTGTGAGCATAGCGAAAGACGCGGGCGCAGGCGCGGTGGTGTCTGTCACGGACCCGACGCACTACCCGAGTCAAGATGTGGATATTTCTGGGCGCGCTATCACACACGCTGATGAAGATTGGCGGCACCCGCGTCAGCATTGGCGGCGGCGGCGCATCGTCAACGGTGCTGTGTATGTGGCGTTTGTGGATTACTGGAATGAGCACGGGTATTTCGGCCCGCAGACAATCGCTTACGAAATGCCGCGCGAACGTTCGCTGGACATCGACACACCTTTCGACTTGAAGATGGCGAGGGCGTTGTGCGATATGTAATTGACCTAGACGGTACGCTCTGCACAGCGGAATACCCCGACTATACGAAGGCCGAGCCGTACACGGAGCGCATCAAGTTCGTGAACGATCTGGTTGATGATGGGCACTACGCCATCATCGACACGGCACGCGGCAACGGGTCGGGCGAAGATTGGTTAGCGCGCACGGCTAAACAACTAGATGAGTGGGGGCTGCGGTTCTCGGAGCTTCGCGTAGGTCATAAGCCGTGGGCAGACGTGTACGTTGATGACCGGGGCGTGTCGCCCGTGTCGTTTTTCCCGCCTAATATTTGATGAGCGCGTACAGCGGTGATGTGCTGTTCATCCATATCCCGAAAACGGGCGGGACAGCGGTCAAAGATTACATGGCGCAATGCGGCAGCATCAGCACGGAAGGATTCTCGACCGGACACGTTCGGCTCATCGACACGGTTAAAGCGACAGGCAGGCCCGTGGACTCATGGCGCGTTATCATAGCGGCGATACGCGACCCCTACGCGCAGCAGGTGTCACAGTGGCGCTTTTGGGCCGACAGGTACGCGCGCGGTCAACGGCACGCGGACGATATACGGGCGGCATCGTCTCCAGATATGACAAGCTGGCTGTCTTCGGATGCTGGCGGCGGGCGCTGGGGCTATTACCGGCAATGGATCTGCAACGAATTGGGGGAGATACCAACAAATGTGACGCTGATCCGGCAGGAGGAATTGGCCGAACAATTTGAGTCGGTGTCGGGAATGACGGGCGGCACGTTTCGGACTATCAACGCGATGGGAACGCGCAACGTCATGGAATACTACAACAGCGAGCGGTTCACGGGGCAGGCGTTGGATGTAGTGGAGGCAAAGTTTGCATGGACATTTTCACAGGGCTTCTATAGCAAGGCGGTTAGGGTATGACATACATCATTGCAGAGATCGGCCAGAACCATAACGGCTCATTACGGATGGCGACCGCGCTGATTGATATGTGCGCGAACCCAACACCGGGGCGACAACCGCAAGCCGTCACAACCAGGGGCGTTGACGCTGTAAAGCTGACAAAGCGCGACCTATCTGCCGAGTGCGTGCCATCTATGATGGCGGCACCGTATGACAGCGCACACGCTTTTGGGGACACCTACGGCGAACACCGCGCAGCACTAGAGCTCTCAGGCGAGGAACACCACGACCTCTACGACTACGCGAAGGCGCAGGCGTTGGATTTCGTGGAGACGCTGTGCGCTATCGGTTGCGTTGAGGATATTTGCGGACGTTTT